GCGCACTACCCGGTGATCCAGGAGTACGCCCACATGCAGGCCCAGGCCATCTCCGAGCACTTCGACAACAAGCGCCTTCGGGCCCTTGCGGCCGGCGCGTTCCAAGCGAACCTCATCAGCGGCCTGCCGAATGGTTTCAACTTGGCCGGGACCACGGGCTTTGCCTCGGGCACCTCGTCGGCTGACATCAACGCCACCGTCGGAGCCTTCTTCGACGCCAAGGGCCGCTTCGACGCCAACCGTGTCCCGCAGACTGGGCGCATGGCGTTCATGAACTGGGACACCTACAACTACCTCATCAAGTTGGCGGCGAACCAGGTGATCGACATGGACATCACTGGCGGCCAGATGAACGGTTCGGTGGCGACCGGCACGATCAAGATGCTGGCGGGCTGGGAACTCCGCCCGACCAACAACTTCACGTTCTACTCCACGGCCTCGGCTCTCACCGGCTTCACGCAAGATCTCCCCACCGGAATCGGCAACGGCGACTGGGACAACTACGCTGTCCCGGTCAACAACATCGGTGTGATCTTGGGCCATCGCACCTCCCTGGGCACCCTCAGCCTCGGCGGGTTCGGTGGGGTCTCGACAGACTCCTGGTATGACCCGGAGTACCAGGCGCGAGTCATGCTGGCCCGCAAGTCGGCCGCCAGCCGTGTGCTCCGCCCGGAGGCGTGCGGTGTGATCCGCCGCGATGCTTCGGTGATCTCCTGATCTAGCGGGCCCCAGGAGCGCTTTGTGAACCTCCTGGGGCCCCTGGCCTCTCGTAGCTCAGTTGGTAGAGCCTAGGTGCGTAGGTTCGAGTCCTACCGAGAGGCGTCTTCGCTTGGTATCCTTTAGCCATGAAGAGCAAGCTAGAGGTTGTAAACGCGGCCCTGGAGGCTTGCTCTCAGTCTCCGGTGGCCTCCATTGATCTCACGAATCAACAGGTCGAAGTGATCTCGGGGATTCTGGAGCGGGAGCTGGTGGACGGCCAGACCGAGGGGTGGGCCTTCAATGTCGAGGACGAGGTGACGCTGACCCCGGACCTGAGTGGGTTCATCACGGTCGCGGCGGACATCCTGCACGTCTCTTGGGGCAAGGACCGGGCCCGGACTCCGGTGCTGGCGCTGCGCGGGGCCCGTCTGTTCAACCGCTCGGACAACACCTACGTCTTCACGGGCCCCATCAAGGTCCGGGTGATCCGCAAGTTGGACTGGGAGTTCACGCCCCAGGAATACCGGGAGTTCATTCAGGCCCGTGCGATCCGCATGGCCTACGCGGCCCTGATTACTGGCGGGCCTCTTCTCCAGGCACTCTATCTGGCCGAGGCCCAGGCCCGCGCCCATCTGACGGCCTTGCAGGCCAGCGCGAGCAACGAGAGTCTTCTGCGGACCCCCACGGCCTCGCAGTTCCTTGAGTCCCCCTGGTTCTCCATCTGATGCTGCGATCTGTCTCGGTCCCGACGCTGGCTGGTGGGGTTTCGCAGGGCCTGGCCCCGCTCAATCCGCCTTGGAAAGTCCGTGAGAGCGTCAACAACGTCCTGGACGTGGTGCGCGGGGCTGGTAAACGTCCTGGGTCTCGGCATGTGGCTGTGCTGGGCGCCGCGGATGTGAACGAGGCCGTCTGGCGGACTCTGCGTTTCGAGGACGACCAGTTCTACCTGGCACAGATCAGTCCGGCTTCGATCAAGGTCTGGGACCGTTTCGGCGCCCCGTACCCGGTCATCAACAGCGCCGGCAGTTTCTCCTACCTGGCCACGCGGGCTCCCAATGCGGCGGCGTCGCCCGAAGGAAACTGGTTGGTGGTCTTCGGCTCCGACTGGACTTTCAACGGCGGGGGTTCGATCACTGGAGTCGGGACAGGGGTCTTCGGCTTGACGCCCTGGGGAGAAGGCGGGTCCGCGGTGGTCTCTCAGATTAGCTCGGCTTCTCTCGTTGCTGGCGGGTACACCTACCTCTACAACAGCGACGCCGCGCTGGTCTTGAAGCCCGGCAAGGCGGTCGTCAGCGTCTACGTCAAGGACCCGAACTACGAAGGCGCCGCTGGGGTCTTGGCGCCCACGCAGGTCGGCCTCGGGCTCATTCAACCGACTCTGGGGACTCCCCCGGCCTCCGCGCTTTTCTGGGAATACAACGCCACCAGCGCCAAGTGGACGCTCAAGAGCCAGCTCGGCGAGGGGTCTGTGTTCTTGAAGCAAGGGGCCGTCTACTCCGGCGGGGGCTGGACGCGCCTGTGGGTCACTCTTGACCTGACGCAATACCTCCAGCTCAGCGGCAATCTCGTGGGAGACCCTTTCTACCCCACGATCTTCCAGCTCTCTGGGGCCTCCGAGGTTCGCACCGTGCTCGCTACGGGCTTCCAGGTGACCTATGGGGTCGATGTGGTTCAGCCTTACCTGCTGTCGGGGCGCTACGAGACCTTGAGCCTGGGGTCGACCACGCTGGTCTTGAACAAGGCCGTGACGGTAGCCCCAGGGACGACGCTGGAGCCGACACCCAGTGCCTACGGGGATCAGGCGCTCTTTTTCGTGGCCCAGGGGGCCTACTCGACGAAATACACGGTCTCTGCGATCGTGGATGTCAGCGGTGTCGACACGGTTTACTTTGCGACGATCACGACCTGGGATGGAGTCAACGGGGGCGTTGGCATCCTCAACTCCATAGACCCCGCGGACATCGCGGCGTCTTTGAGGGCTTCCCTGACCGGAGCCATCGCTCAGAATTTCGGGCCTCTGATTCTCCTGAGGTCTGACCCGACGCGGCAGATCAAGAACGTGATCGCCACGGACTCCCAGGGCGGCAGCGTGCCCCTAATCCGTGCTTTCGACGATCAGGCGCAACTTCTGACCGACCTGCCGGCCAGTGCGCCCGCTGGGTACAAGCTCAAGATCAGCGGAGACGCCGACTTCAACCAGGACGACTACTACGTCGAGTTCGTCATGGAGGGCATCGGCCAGTCCGGTTCGGGCGCGTCTTCGCTGGGCTTGAGCACCCAGAAGTACGGCCCTGGCCAGTGGATTGAGTCGCTTCCCAACGGAATCGTCCTGGATCTTGACGAAGCGACGCTGCCGCACAAGATCGAGCGCAAAATCGACAACGCTCTTGGGGCGGTCACCGGGACTCCCAACGCGGTCTACTTCGAGTTCTCCCGAGTTACCTGGGCGGACCGCGAGGTGGGCGACGATGTGTCCAACCCTGCGCCGGATTTCGTTGGATCCCGCATCAACCATATGTTCTGGGTGGACGGCCGTCTCGGCTTCCTGTCCCAGAACAACGTCATCTTCTCTCGGGTCGACCAGCCTTTCAATTTCTGGCGGGAGACCGTGCGGACCTTCCCGGCATCTGACCGCATCCAGGCGCAGGCGGCCAGTCGGGACTACGCGGAGTTGCTCGGGACCGTTCTCTACTACGGTCGGGTGATCCTGATCTCCTCGGAGAATCATTGGATCCTCAATATCAATCCGTCGCTGACGGCCGAGAACATCAACTTCGTCCCGTTCGTCAACTTCGAGAGTTTCCCCGAGGTCCCGCCGGCCTACACGGACAGCTCTGTCTATGTGCCGTACAAGGACGGGGCCTACACCGGAGTCCGTCGGATCACCCCGTCGAACGCTGATGCGAATGCGCTGATCACGCAGGATGTCACGCGGGAGATCCGTAACTACATCCCCGGAGCCGCTCGTCAGATTGTCAGCGCGACCAACCTCGGGATGCTGTTCCTCCTGACAGACGTGGAGGGCGTTGACGACCACAGCAACATCTACGTTTACAGCTACGCCCAGTCCGGCTCGGAGCTGATCCAGACGGCCTGGCACAAGTGGCGGATGCTTGATCGAGTTGCACACTTGGCGGTCGAGAACAGCACGCTCTACACGGTCCAGGTCAGCGACGCTGGGGTCTACCTGGAAAGTCTGATCTTCGACGATGTGTTTGCGGCCGAGGGTACCCAAGAGTGGCGTTTGGACCGCCGAGTCGACGTGGGGGCCCTCAGCGTCTCAGTGAGTGGTGGTAAGACTTTGTTTACCGCCCCGCCCGGGTTCAAGTTCGATTCGCGCAATGATTGGAAGGCAGTCTACACGGCGGCCTCCAACGCCCCTGGTACGTTTACCAGCAGCAAGCTCAAGCTCGATAGTCTGGGCGCGGCGAGTCGAGGGGTCCCTGGATTGGTGGCGAAGTCGACCCCGGCGTTCAACAGTGCCCTGAACCTCAAGCAGTATTTCGACTTCAAGCCCCAGGCGCTGTTCTATCGCACCAACTACCTCAAGGGCGCCCGCTACGCTAACCCCGGGACTCAAAACGGGTGGCTTAAGGAGTCCAAGAACAGCTTCAGCCAGTTCTCGGCTTTTGAGGATGGGATCTGTCCGGTGTACTTCTCGGGTTTCGAAAAGGGCTATCCGGACATCGGGAATCTTGGGACTGATCCGTACCGCGCTGGAACGCTGCTGTTCCGCGACCTGCGGGAAGTCTCGTCTGATGGAACAGTGAGCCCTCTGTACCGGGCGGGGACCTATGTGCTGACCTTCGAGGGCGACGGGACCTTCATGGTCGGGTTCGACGCCGCTCCGGCGAATCTTGTGGTCAATCCCTTCGGCGGCAAGGAGCTTGCGGGAGAGACCACGCCTGGGTCGAAGCGCATCGAGTTCAACGTGGCGAACCCGACGACTGCGGGGGTCTATCTCGCGGTCCACACGAGCAACCCCGCGAATCGTGTGCGGAACATGCGCGTGTTCTACAAGGCTGACGAGGCCGACCTCGCGGCCCAGCCTTGGCTGCCTGAGTTCGTCAACGATCTCAAGAACGTCTTCAAGGTTCGCGTCCTGCGGCCCATGGAGTTCGTTGGGTCAAACACGAGCAAGCGCACCGTCAACCGGGTTCTAGCGACTGACCCCTTCTGGACAGGCGGCGGCTGGCCCTGGGAAGTCTTGTGCGAGCTGTGCAATCAGTTGGACTGCGGGATCTGGTACAACCCGCCGGGCTTCCTGGATGCGGCGGCCATCCAATCGGAAGCGGCAATCATCCGCAATACGCTCAAGCCCGAGCTGACGGTTGTCGTTGAAGGCCCGAATGAGATGTTCAACGGCTTCCCGTTCTCTGTCGGGAGCGGCCAATATGCCACAGGCGCTCTGGTGCCGCCTACCGCGGCCTGGCTGGAGGGCAACAACGCTACTGAGACCACGCCTGGATCTGGGGTCTACCAATACATCGGGCCGAAGCCCGGGTTCTCCAGCAACATCACGCAGGCGGCCTTCGAGGGTGCTGCGGTGCTGACAAACCGCGCCCACCAGGCGTTCGCTACAGAGTTCGCGGGCCAAACGGATCGATTGGTCTACGCTTTCGGAACGCAGGCCGCCAACGTCTTCCCCTTCACCGTGGGCATCTCCCGCGCCCCGCTGACCCAGATGGTGGTCATCGCGCCCTACGCCGCGGTCAGTCCGTTCATTGATTTCACGCACCCGACTTACGCCCAAGAGGCTCTGTCTTCTTATGTCGGTGCTGAGGTGGATCAAGCGGTGCAGTTCGTGCAGAACTACCGCGATGCGATTGACGCGCACAACACCACTACTGGTGCCTCGCTGCGCCTTGGTTGCTATGAGTTCGGCTTCCAGATGGTCAGCGCCAAGAAGTTCAGCCTGGACGATCCCAACGGGGTCGCGCCGGGCGGGGCGACTGCCAGCAGTCCCTCGTTGACCTTCTACCCGTCCGGGGGGCAGGTCGGGGCCTTCTTCTGGAACGAAATCTGGACCGGGTTCCTGCCGGTGTCTTTTCCGATCACCGACCCACAGAACACGGTCATCGGCGATCGGATCAAGACATTCATGCGGTCCGCGCAGGCCGGCACGATCCTGACGGACTTCATCGCCAAGGTCGCCCCGCTCCTCGACGGTCCCTTGGCCTTCTATGCTGACTACGCCCAAGTCTCCCCGATCGACGGACACTACGCCCTCCTCGACTACCCTGGCCAGCCCCTATCGGTGTACCCCAAGGCTCAGGCGTGGGCGGCAGCTTCTGCGGGCGGCTCCGGCGGCGGCGGTAGCGGTCCTGGGGGCATCTCTGTGGGTCCTTCTGACCTTGTGGACCTGGAAGGGACGCTTATTCCAGGCCCGCCGGTCCCCCCAGGGACCACGCTGACGCTCACCTGGGTCGATGCGGATACGCTGAGTGTGCAGGGCAACCTCCTGGACCAGCTCGACTACCTCCAGATCGGGGCGGAGTTCGATTGCTACATCGTGCTCCACCCGCCCTATTTCCGCAACTCCAGGGAAGGCGCCATTCTCGGCGGATCCTACCGGGCCAAGCTGGTCAAAGTGGCTTTCGAGGACACCTGGAGGTTCCGGGTCGATGTCCAGGCAGAGAACGGCAAGACTTACAGCAAGCAGGCCTCCTCCCAGGCCACGGCCACCCAACTGATCTTCAAGACCGGCCTTCAAGAGTTCCCGGCCCTCGGGGACCCGGCAAAGATCAGCGTGGCCCTCCACAACCCGGAGGTGACTCCCAACTGGTTCGCTAGCGTCGAGTGGCTTATCGAGCCGGTCCGGCGGTAGACTGGTCCCATGCTCGATCCGGCGACGCTGGCTATCGTTGGGGGCTTTTCCCTGGCTCAGGGGGCCTCCAACATCTTTGGGGCCTGGCAGCAGCACAAGTACGATAAGAAGGTCGCCGCGCAGAACCAAGCGCTCCTGCGGGAGGCTTTCGTCAAGGCCCTGGACGCCCGGGGTCGGGCCTTTCGCGCAGAGCATGAGCAGGCCGCCTACACCTCGGAGTCGATCCAGCAAGACGCTGCGCGGGCCCTTGGGGTCTCTCGGGCCCAGGTAGCAGGCGCCCGGGTGTCCGGCGAAGCTGCGCGACTTTTGGTGGACCAGATCACCGCGGGGCTCGCCCGGTATCGCGTGGGGGCTGAGCGGGATGCGCGGTTCCGCCAGGCTGCGGAGGTCGATGCGAACCAGGCGGCCCAGATCGAGTTCCAGAGCAATCTGTTCTCGGCCGGGGCGGGCCCGAAGCCGAACTACGGGCTCCTTTCCTTCTCGGCCATTGCCGGCGCTGGCGCCCAGGGCGTGGCTTCGGCCTACACGCCTGACTGATGTTCCCCTCGCCCTACAATCGCTACCAAGGCGCTTCGGCCAGCCCGCGCATGCGGGCCACCGACCGTCTCATTAATCCGCTGCCGGACTTCGAGTCTATCGGCAAGGCCTTGAAATCTATCCGCCAGCAGGACCAAGAGGTCGAGCAGGTCGAGCAGTTCGGGGCCGGGAAGCAATGGGCCCAGGAGAATGAGAGCGCCATCCAGCAGGCTGTCGCCGGGCAGGCCAAGGAGCTGAGCGAAATCGAACTCAAGTCTCTCTTGCGGGAGATGATGCAGCAGGGCCTGGGGCCCGTACTTCCACAGACCATCGAAGGGGGCCTGGTGGCCCTAGGGCGCTCGCACAGCTCTGGGTTCGCCCGCGAACTCCAGGGAGAGCTGGAGAAGCTCCCGCTGATTACGCAAGACGGCGAGCCCGTCCTGGACGACCGCGAGGCCCAGGCGGCCTACGCCCGGGTGTTTCAGCGCTACAGCACCAGCGGGCTTATGCGGGCCCCTGCGGCTCGGGATGTGTTCACCCAGCAGGCCCAGGAGATCCGCGACAGCTTCCTTGGGCAGGCCACGCGGAACCGTCTGGAAGCCCAATACAAGCTCGCCGAGGGGGCTGCTAAGGAGTCTGTGGCGGCCTCAATCGGTCAGTCGATGCTTGGGATCTATGCGAGCCCGGATCGTATCCTGACCCCTGAGGAGCGCAACACAGCGTCCCTGGAGTTCCAAGAGGTGCTGGACCGGGAGGTGGGGCGCCTCCGTGCGGCGAACATCTTGGCGCCCGCGGGGATCGTGGCGGACGCGCTGGATATGGTGGTGGAGAACGAGATGGTCAAGGAGGCTCCGGACATGGACATGCTCCTGGACATCTTGGCACAGGCCGAGGACTACAAGGTCGGATCGGCGACGCTGGGGGAGAACGCCTTGACTGGGCCCCGCATGGTGGCGCTCCGTGGGCGGGTGCGCGAGCTGGGGATGCGGGCTGAGCGCGAGGCCTCTGAGCGGGACGCCCTTCGGGACGCGCGTTTGTCCAGCGCAGCCCGTTCGCTGTTTCTCGGGCCTCTCCAGAAAGCTGCCGAAGAGGGGCGACTTGCCGATGTCCAGCAGGAACTCCTGCGGACCATCAATGATGACAAGGAGACTTTCGTCAAGGACTCCGACAAGGCCATCGCCCGTGAGGCCCTGGGGGAGCTGCTGATCAGGGCCCGGACGACCCAGAACCAATACGAGGCCCCGACGATGGAGGCGGCCCGCAGCGCGATCAAGCAGAATCAGATCACCCAGGAGATGATCCAGGCGCTGCCTATCAGCCTGTCGGCTCAGTTGGAGCTGCTGGAAGAGCTGGAGAAGCAGTCCACGATCCCGCCATCTCTGACGAATGGCTCGTTGGCCTCCAACACGGTCAGCAGCCTGGTCAACGCTCTTGGGAGCAGCGGCTTGACCGCGCGGATGCGCCAGGACATGATGCCCGGGATCTTCGATATTCACGCGCAAGCGGCGGCGATGGGATCCGAGCTGTTCCGCGAGTTCATCGGCGGTGGAGACACGCCGGCCATGGCGGAGCAGAAGACACACGCCCAGATCAATCGCTTCCTGCTCTCGAAGCAACAAGAGGTCATCGCGTCCCTCGGGGCCCGCCAGGTCGACCAAGACAACCTCGCGGCGGCCTACAAGGTCCCCTTCCAGGACGGCGACTTCGATGAGGCCCTCCAGGCACTGGTGCGGGCCGAGCAAGCTGGCGCGATCCCCGCGGGGGATGAGACGCAGATCCGCCGGACCATTACCGCGACCCAGGCGCTTCGCACGGCCGGGGCGGCTTCCATCGGAGACCCGTCGCTGACTCAGACGTTCTCGATGATCGAGGACCGGATCTTGCGAGAGACCCAGCTATTCGCTACGACTCCGGTGGGAGCCCGGGAGTTTAGCGATAACGAGGAAACCGCGCAGGCCCAGTTGCGTCTGCGGGTTTCTGAGGAAGTCAACAAGATCAAGCAGGAGGCTTTCAAGAAGACCGACGATTGGCTCAAGGAGCAGAAGAATACTGCGGACCTCCAAGAGCGGGCGGTGCGCTACATGCGGGAGGTTGTGATCCCCGAGATCCAGGAAGCTCGCAGAGCCACTGTACAGACCCCTGAGATGTTCGCCCCGGCCACGAAGGCCTTGCAAGCGATCGACTCGAAGTTGCAGGTGGACGGCCCGATCGACGAGTTCGTCGCCGTGCGTCGATCGAATGTGGTTAGCCCTATTGTCAGGGACTTGATTCAAAAGCCTGGATATGAGCCGTTGTCTTCAAGCTGGTTTGCCGAAAACGAGGTTTCGATGAGTCTTCTAGCGTTGGTGAAGACCACAGGCCAACGTGACCGGGCGAGTGAAGTGGTGAAGCGCCAGGTTAGGGTCCCCGCGCAGATCGACGATCCCGCGGGGCGGATTCGTGCGCTTGAGACCGACCGAAGGCGTGCAGTTACTGAGCGGCGAATCGCCCAAGAGCAGCGGGACCGTAAAGATCGCGGGATGCCTGCGTTGTCAATGACGGAGACGCTGGCGATCGTCAACGCCCGCTATGACAATCTGGTGACTCCCGAGGAGCGGGCGGCGATTATGGCAGCCAGGGCGCCGACCACAAAGGAAATCGAAGAGATCGTCCAAACCGAGCGTTTCGTTCCGGCGCGTGTGAGTCCGACCAAAGCCGCGGTGTTGCTTGACAGGGCACTCCGTGGGGAGGGCTTCGATAACTCCCCGGGAATTGGTCTGAACGCCGCGCAGGCGGAGGCCCTCGGCCCTTTCCACGAGCGGCGTGAAAAGCCCTGGGCCCTCAGCGTCGCCCTCAAGTCCATGCCGCCCGAGGACGTGACCACGGCCTTGATCCGGGGCTCGCTGACCTACGAGGAGTTCATGGCCGGTTCGATGACCCGCGGGTACTTCGACGGTGTCGAGTTGACGCAGAAGACCTTCGCGCTGCCGGCGGACCTTGACATCTTCTCGACCCCTATGTTCTCCTCGCAGGCCGACTTGGAACGCTTTGCCGATACTCCCGATGAGCACATCAAGCTCTTCGCGCGGATCGGACAGCAGCCCTCTGAGTCCCTTCTGGACGTCTTTTACCAGTCCCAGGCGAACTTGATCGCCCTCTACCGCTGATGGCCGACCTCTCCCAGTATTTCCGCACCATGGGCCCTGTGGAGCCCCCGGAGGAGGAAGGCTCCCTGGTCGGTGACCTGGCTCTGGCGATTCCCCGCGGATTCGCGCACAGCGCGCAGAGCCTCGCCAGTCTTGCGGGTCTGTCAGACGATGAAGAGCCCTGGCTGGGTACCTCGTCCTACATGGGGATCCGGGTCCTGGAGGGGGCTGTCCAGTACGCGCCGATCTTCGGTGGGGCGTTTAGCGCTCTTAAAGGTGTCACCACCGTCGGCAAGGCCGCCTTCGGGGCCGGTGTGGCTGCTGACTTCCTGGCCCAGCGTGGTCAAGATGGCCGGGCGGTCGACTTGTTGGCCCTGGCCATCCCCGAACTCAAAGACACCTACCTGGCCACCAAGGAAGACGAGCTGGATTCCCTGGAAGGGCGATTCAAGAACGTCCTGGACGGCCTCGGGTTCTCTTTCATTGCCGGCGGGCTCGCTGCGGGGCTGCGCCAGGCCAGGGGCCGGGCCAAGGCGGGAGATGCCCGCAAGGTCGACCGGGCCATTGACGAGATCGCTGGGAAGGTCGCCACGGACGAGACGGTGAACCTGGAGGTCTCGCTGGGCCTCGACGAATACAGCCCGACCTCTGGGGTCCAACGGATTTCCGGCGAGGTCGAAACACACGCCCAGCGGATCCTCGACCAAGATGAGGTGCCCTTGCTGGGCCAGCGGGAGCTGTTCGGATTCGCGCAAGACCTGTCGGCTCAGGTGGGCCGTGTGCTGGTTGACCAACCCCTGGGCGGGAAGAAGACCGGCGCTCCCACCAAGAAGGCGTCGGTCCTGCGCCAGGAAGGTGTCCAGGTCAGTGCCGAGCTTCTGGACGCCCACGCGGACCTGCTGCGAACCGGCACGCTCAACCGGACCTTCCTGCGGAAGTTCTGGACCTTCATGGAGGCCCAGATGTCCGAGGACGCCAAGAAGGTTCTCAGCGAGCAGTGGAGACTGGAGCGGGACAGCATCGCCGCCTTCGAGCCCGGTATCGAGGCCCGGATCGGGACCGACAAGGAGCTAGCCGGCGAGTACCGATTCCGAAGCCCCGCGGACTGGGCGATCCACAAGATCATCCAGGATGCCCGCCCGAACAACCCGGGAAACCTGGAGCTGGACCGGGCCTATGCCGAGGCCGAAGTCGCCTGGCGGCGGGTCCTCGATGCCCACATCAACCAGTACGGCACAGAGCGGGTCTCGGCGGCTCTGATCTCGCTTCGCCGGGGTTCTGAGGAGTGGGACTATCTTCGCAACGACTCTCGCTCGGTGCCTCTGGAACTCCGGCGGGAAGAGCTGGTGCGCTCGCGGGCCCGCCAGGTCAAGAAGTTTGAGGAGCGGGTCTTCGCCAACCTCGATGCGACCATCAAGGACATGGAGACCAAGGGGATCGACCCTCGGCGCCCCGACTACCTCCAGCGTGTGGTCGATACGAGTCTGCGGGACATCAACCTCCAGATGGTGGATGAGGGCCTGATGGATGCCGCTGTCCTGATCCGATCAGCCGCCAAGGCGTATCGCTACTGGTTCGAGAAGAACCCCGGGCGAAAGATCGTCCCTGACCGGGAGATGGTTCGGACCGTGGCGGCCCGCGTGGCGACCCTGGTCGGCCAAGACGACGGCGGGGTTTCAGCGATCTTGACGCGGATGCGCGGAGACCAGCTCGCCTCTCAGGCCCAGCTCCAAGACATCACCATCGAGCTGACGGCAGCTTCTACGGTGCTCTTCCGTTTGGGCTCGCAGCTCTTCCGTGACATGTACCAAGCTCGCCCGCTCTTCAAGGAGGCGAAGAAAAACGAGCAGGCCATTCAAGACATCTTCCACCGCTATCGGCTCTACCTGGACGCCCTGGGAGCTGTGAAAGGCACCCGAGCGACCCTTGGCCGTGGCTTGCGCGCCTTGGGCCTCAAGGTCCACGACAAGAGCCTGGAGAAGACCATCAAGGAGTTCAACGCTCTCGGCGGGGTCGTGCAGAACTCCCCCGCGGCTGCGGCGGCCTTCTTCGAGTCGTTCGTCAAGAAGCACGAGGGCCTCGCCAAGGCGATGGGGCTGCGCGCCGATGCCGGCGGGCCCGCGGCGAGTCCGCTGGGCCCTGGTGGAGGCTCCGGCGGACCTGGCGCGGCCCCCTCGGGGTCCTTTGGATTCGGGCAGGCCGCTCCGGCCCGGATGACCGCTGACGAAGCTGCCGCCGGTCTGGACATGCTCCCGCCGGGCGACGTGGATCCCAAGCTGATCGAGGCGGCTCTCGGCGGGCTCGCGCGGACCACCACAGATTCCTTTGGGAAGCTGGTCGGCGGTTTGATGATCGAAGGGTTCATGGGCCACATCATGTGGGGCATGCGGACGCTGGTGGGCACTATCCCGGTCTTCTCGTTCGCTTCGGCCAGCTTGAAGATGTTGGAGGTCGCTGCTGGCTCTGGGGTCACGCGGTTCTTCAACACCTACACGACGGCGGTGGACCGGCGCAGTGCCCAGCAGGCTGCGGCCCGTTTCTTCTTCTCGCCCGACAACTGGACTCGGGGATGGAAGGCGTTCAAAACCGCCCTGCTTGAGAACCAGAATACGTTTCGTCCCAAGGCCTTGACGGCGGCCACGGAGCACAAGCACTACATCAACAAGGAGTTCATCGACCGCCTGCGGTTGACGATGGGCCACACCGACACCGACTATCAGAGCACGCGCTGGTACAAGGTCGGTGGGGCCATTCTCAACGGCTACGGGGCCTTTGCGCGATTCCCGGGTCGCTGGTCGCAGGCCGTAGACTCGGCGTTGGCCACCAAGATCGGCTACGCCATGGCTGAAAGCCGCCTGGCTCAAGAGGCCATCGCTAAGGGTATGGTCGACGAGCAGATCCCTGAGTACGTCGCCAAGCACATCGACCTCATCATCGAGAATGGACGCTTGATGACTGACGCGGCCCTTGAGGAATACGCGGGACAGATCGCGGCCGAGAAGGGCCTGTCTGGCGCTGAGCGGGCCAGATACACCGCTGAGTTCGTCGTCGAGGCCAAGGACCGCTTGAATCAGATCTCGCCGGGGGTCGGCGCGTTGGCAGCAAATATTAACAAGGTGAGTGACGAGGGTTTATTCACCAGGCCGCTAAACCCTGAGGGCCTCTCCGCAGCTCTACAGAAGGCCGCCGCACGCTCGCCGCTCCTCCGCTTGGTGGTGCCCTTTATCGGGATGCCGACCAACGCCCTGCTGTCCTCGATCGACCGTTCGCCGGCCGCGCTGGCTGCTGGGGGTCTGCGTGTGTTCGCTGAAAGCCCGCTGGGCAAGCGGGTCTGGCCGAGCCTGAGCGAGAGCCTCAAGAACTCCTACAACCGCCTGTTGGCCGATTCTTACTCCAAGGATCCCCAGGCCGCCATGGATGTCGCTGGGCGCCTAATGACCTCCTCGGCGATCCTCGGGACTTTCTTGATGATGAGCGCCGAGGGGCGGATCACCGGGACGGGCTCCAGGGACCGCAAGGAGCGCGAGATGATTGCGTCGCTGGGCGGTCCCCCGCCTCAAAGCGTGCTCATCGGAGACACCTGGGTGAGCTACGCCAAGTTCGATCCGATCGCGTCGGTCTTGAGCGCCATCGCGGATGCCTACAAGTTCGTCGAGGACAGCCCGAATGAGGACGATGTACCCGGGCTGGCCCTCATCACTGGCATCTTCATCGGCTTCGCCAACAACTTCGTCAACAAGTCCTACATGCAGGGCATCGAGAACGCTGCCGAGGCCCTGAACAACGCGGAGACCTACGGTGCCAAGTACGTCAACGGGCTCTTGAAGACCATCATTCCGAACCTGGTCTCGCAGGCCGCCTCCGCCGACGACCCGTTTATGCGCGATGTCCGCGGGCTCCACGAGACCATGTTGTCGGCGCTTCCCTGGACCCGCCAAGACCTTGCGGTCCGCCGCAACTTCCTCGGGGAGCCCATCCAATCCGCCAAGCTCATCCGGTCCAAGGTGGCTGAGCAAGACCCTGGGCTCCTGGCGCGTATCGCGAACCTGGTGAGCCCGGTGATGGCCCAGGTGACCGGGGACGACGCGCTAAACGAAGAGATCCTGGCCCTGAACTACGCCTTCACCCCGCCGTCCACCAAGATCAACCGGGTGATCGACCTGCGGGAGATCGTGGCGGCCAATGGGCGCAGCCTGTATGACATCTACGGCGAGAGGACCAGCACGATCACGTTGGGCGGGCGGACGGTTCGCCAGGCCCTGCGGGATCTCATCGGGACCGCAAAATACCAACGGGCTGTCGATGTCTCCACCGAAGATGTGCGCTCTCCGCGCATTGATATGATCAACCAGGTGGTCGAGCGCTACCGTGCGGCTGCCAAGAAGGACCTGATCCGCTCTTACCCCGAACTCAAGCGAATGCTCGCTGAGCAGACCCGCCAACGTCGCCTCGCTCTCCGTGGACAATGAAGATCTTCGAGAACCTGACCACCATCGCCAACTGGCCCTCGGGCTTCATCACCCCCGCGGCTGAGCTGGATTCGCGGATCACCGAGCTGCGCCTGAACCTCGCCAAGGTGGGGTCGTTCAGCGCCTACAACGTGATCTTCGAGGGCTCTCCGTATCGTGAAGGTCCCTGGGCTCCAATTTACACCTTCGCGATCGCCGACGCCGCCACCAACTTCCCCGGTGGTGCGCTGCTGTCCACGGGGTCTGCTGCGGCTGCCGCGTTCCGCGCATGGGCCTGGATCCGCTGTCGTGTCACCACGTTCACTGGGACCAAAGTCACCTCGGTCAACGTCGGACCGACGTTCAGCAACGCCAACCAGACCTATCCGCCTGGCGGAGCCCAGGTGTTCACCTGGCAGACTGCCCAGCTCACCTTGCCGCCTGGTGTGCCCCCGCTAGGCGGGTGGCGAGTTCTGCTGGTCCCGCGCCTGCTCAACACCTTCCAAGGGGCCACGCTGATTTCCACGGCGATCGACGAGGGGGACGCTGCCGAACTCGCGCTTTATACGGCGCTGGCCCGCGGCTATGCTGTGCTGGAGATCCGCGTCTCGGCCAAGAACGATACGTCCGCCAATGTGGACGAAGGTTTCTTCCGCGACCCCAACATCCCCATCGCCGGCCAGAACCTGGACCCGCTGACGATGCCCAAGGCGCAGTTCGACGTGCCCTTCGGGATCCAGTTCGCCCGGCGGATCGCGCCGAACTTCGGGCTCAACCCGAACGCTGTGGTGGTCTATGCACAGAACGCGGCCGGAAGTTTCCCAGTGATGGCGCCGTTCATGCGGGCCTCCCTGCGCGGGATCGGCACGTCTAACACCGATTTCTCGGACGTGCCCAACGGGGTCATCATGCAGGATCCGGTGGCCGATTGGCGGGCAATCTCGGGTGTCGCTGCGGTCACCCACACGCCATTCGTCACCTCAGTCACCTGGGACTCGCTGAACGGTTCACAAGCCGCCACCTACGGGGCCGCTCTGAACTCCGAGCTGGCCCTGTGCAGCCCTGCGAACTTTCTGGGCCTCACGACCTCTGTGCGCGCTGCCGAGTTCCTGCGACTCCCTGTGTACCTGGTGGCCGCGCAGGACAGCGTGGGCCCCGCGGGTGCGGCGAGCTTCAACTCGAACCTCGGGTTCGTGACTCCTGTGGGTGCCAACGGCTTCTCGCTGCTCGGTGCTGAAGCGTTGAACACCAACAAGTTCTCGAACCATGTCGCTGCTTGGCAATCTCTGATGCTGCTCCAGGCCTTCACGGCTCACATCGATCGCTTCCTGCCCCCGGCGGAGCGCGCGGACGCCCTGGCCTCCAAGTGGCTCAACTTTACCGACGCGGCCGCGAACCCTACCAACCCGGCGCAGGCCACCTTGGTCAACTCCCTGATTACCAGCCGCCTGACCTCGACCGCCGTCTGGATGGCCGACGCCTTGGACAAGATCAATGCTCGACTCGGACTCGCCCCTTATACCGCAGGAGTCGGCCCGGCCCTCACGGCCTACGTTCAACCGATCGGGCGATAGGATCCGCTGGGAGACGGCCCACAACTGCTGGCGTCTCCTGCGGAAGGAGGAGCCCACGGCCCAGGATCTTGAGGTGGTCCGGGCCTGGCTCCAGAGTGTCCAGGCCGTTGCTTTGGACGATGAGTTGGCGCGTGTCCGCCTAGCGGTCTGGCTGACTTTCGAGGATCTCCTGACGGAGGCCTTGGAATCGGAGCCGGAGAACCCGCGCCTGATCCAAGTGGCTACCAGGTACTCTACAAAGAACCGCGCGGCCCCCCGGGAGCGAGCCAAAGAACGCCGCCTTCTGGACCGCGATCTACCCTTCTGATCCCCATGCACGACGGCATCGTTCACGCTGCTCTGGCCGAGATCCAGCAGCAGCTCAAAGACCTCCGGGCTCTGGTGGAGAGCCTGCGGGACCGCCTCAAGGACACCCAAGCCCCCAAGAAATGAAACTCGACGCCACGGACATCGCGCTCATTCGTGAGCTGAACATCCTGGTCACGGCCGCTCTCGCGGCGCTGGAAGTGAAGATCGACGCCATCAAGGCCAAGACCGACACTCTTCCGTGAACCGGCTGGAGCGGATTTTCGACTCTGGGCGCACCTTGGTCATTCCCGACCCGCGCCTACGCGACTTCCGCAACTTCCTGACCCTCGCGTGGGAGGCTCTGAACCTTCCGTCTCCCACGCGGGCCCAATACGCTATCGCAAGGTTCATCCAAGAGGAGCTTGGTGGTGTGAGTCGGGACTGCGTGATCGAGTGCGTCCGTGGCCTGGGTAAGAGCTACGTCGCTGGTGCTGTCCCTCCTTGGCTCTGGTTGTTCGACAACTCCCTTCAATTCTTGGTGACCTCGGCCACAGGCCAGAAAGGTCTCGACCAGGCCCGATACATCAAGCGCCTCCTGTTCTCGATCGAGGCGTGCCAGCACCTAGTCCCAGAGACGACCGACAGAAACACGGCGGAGGCTTTCGACGTTGCTGGGGCTCCTATCAGCCAGACGCACAACCTGCGGTCTGTGGCGATCCTCGGCAACTTCGTCGGTGGCCGTGCGGACATCATCATCGCAGACGACGTGGAGGCCCCCTCGAACTCCGAGACCCCCACGATGCGGGCAAAGCTCGAAGACCGGACGCTGGAGTTCGGGCACTTGATGAAGCCCGAGGGCCCGCAGTTCCGCATCTACCTCGGGACCCCTCACGCCGAAGAGACGCTCTACGAGAGCCTACGCAAGGCCCGCGGGGCCAAGGTGTTCATCTGGCCCGCGCTCTACCCTGACAACAACCTCAAGGACTTCTACGGAGACAGCCTGGCTCCTGAGATCCGCGGGGCTCCTGACGGTCTCCAGGGCAAGAGCACGGACCCTGAGCGCTGGACGGACACCGAGTGGACTGTCCGCCGGCAAACGATGCCGCCCCAGGAGTGGGCGATGCAATACATGCTGGACCCTCGGCCCAGCTCGGCCGACAAGTACCCGCTGAGCATCCGGGATCTGGTCGTCGCCGATGTGGACTCGACCTTCGCCAAGGCCCGCTACGTCTGGGGGAGCCGTGAGGATCTGGCGCTCCAGGAGCTTCAAGCGTTCAACGTGGGCTGGTCCCGGGATCGCTACCACAAGGCGGCCATCGAGGACGGGGAGTTCATGGCTCACCAGGGCGTCTACATGGCCGTGGACCCTTCGGGCTCTGGTAAGGACGAGACAGGCTATGCGGTGGTGGCCCAGCGCAACGGGTACCTGTTCCTGCTGGCTGCCGGCGGGTTCATCGACGGGCACTCCGACGCCACCCTAGAGGCCCTGGCGAATGCTGCCGCGACCTCTGGGGCCCAGCGGATCGTCGTGGAATCCAACTTCGGTGACGGGATGTACGCGAGGCTCCTGAGCCCCAAGGTCCGGGCGACAGGCCGCCAGATCGCGGTGGAAGACCTGAGGTCCAAGGGCCAGAAGGAGAAGCGGATCTGTGACGTGCTCCAGCCGGTCATCACGGCTCACAAGCTGATCGTGACCCCGCAGGTCATCCGGGACGACTACTCGAAGATCCCACAGGGCGTGGAGTCCCCTGGGGTCTATCGCTTGTTCTATCAGCTCTCGCGGATCACCCGGGAGCGCCAGGCCCTGGTGAGGGACGACCGCCTAGACGCTCTGGCGATCGCTGTGAGCCTCTGGACCGACTCGATGGCCCAGGACCCCAAGAAGTCCGCTGAGGAGGCCCTGGAAGAGCGTATAGCGCGCCGGGGACTGCGCCAGGCCGCCCCCCGGTCCTTCATCTCCGAACACCTGGCTCCGGCCGAGTCTAGGGGTACTTTCATCCGATGAGAGAGGACGGCTTCATCCAGGCCCTTTTGGCCTCCCCGTTGGTCCTGGCCTTGTTCCATTGGTGGACCCGCAGGCCTCGCAACATCCGTGAGGGCCTGGGCCAGACCGCTGCCATCTACGAGGTCTTGGCCCGATTCCTGTCCCATGACCACATCAAGGCGGTCTGGATCGAGGTCTTGGAGAACGGGGGCGGGATCCCGACGGCGACCAACATGGCCTACAGCACGGCCACCTGCTTCGTCGCCCGGGATCGCTACCGGGGGTGGACCCGTGAGTTGGTTCGTGGGGAGGCCCTGGTCGCTGCCCTATCCCACGCTCTCCAGTCTGGCAAGTCCGCCGCTAGGGGCGTCGAGGTGGCCGACAGGTTCCTGGGATCCAGCATGAACCAGCCGAACCTATCGACCCGTTGGATCACGTTGGAGACCCAACGCTCCCGCGCGATTCTCCTGGGGTGGATTCAGGAGGATGGCGCGGATCCGCTGGATCCCGAGGATCTGGTGGGACTGCGGGGGATCCTGAGAATTGGCGAGAACAAGTAATCGGCCTGAGCGAGGACAAGTAATCGGCCTGAGCGAGGACAAGTAATCGGCCCCGCCGGCGAGGGGCCTAGGGGCCTAGGGGCCGGTGGGCTCGAGGGGCCGGTGGGCTCGAGGGGCCGGTGGGCTCGAGGGGCCGGTGGGCTCGAGGGGCCGGTGGGCTCGAGGGGCCGGTGGGCTCGAGGGG